AATTAATCCGATAGGGGGCTACGGTCCCCTTTTTAAAATTTTAGGAGATTAATATGGCACAAAGCCCAAATGGAATACCAAGTACCAATAATTCGGTAATGTCTATCACTCGTTCTGCGAGAACAGAGCCATTTGATTTACAAGTTTCTCGTGGTCAGATTGCTGGGCATCAAACATTAAGTCTATTTGGATATCAATCTGCAGTAGGTAATACACAAATTCCTGTTTGGGAAAATGCTACTACTTATACATATCCAGCTTCAGCTGCAACTGTAACTGTGGCTAGTTCTTCAACAGCCGATGTAGCTCCAGCAGCCGTACAAATTAATGGACTTGATGCAAACTTTAATCCAATATCTGAAATAATTGTTTTAACTGGTCAAACAGGTGTTGTTAGTTCTAATAAATATTTGCGTGTAAACAGCATGATTATGGTTGGAGTTGCTTCTGGTCAGACTTCAAATGCTGGAACAATTACAGCTAAAAATGCTGGTGCAACTGCTACTTATGCACAGATTAATACTGGCATTGGTAAGTCACAAAGCACAATCTATACCGTGCCAGCAGGATTTTCATTCTATTTAGACTTTGCTGAAGTTAATACATCAAATAGCTATACATCATCAAATATTGTTACTTATTCTGTACAAGCAATTAATAACGTAACTGGCGTGAAATTAAATGTTTTACAACAGCCATTTGTTTCTATTTACACAGCCAATAGATCTTCTGATCCGTTTATTTATACAGAAAAAACGGATATTCAATGGCAGTTAGTAACAAGTACAGCAACGACTATTGCAGCTGGCGTTATTATTGCTGGCAAACTAATTTCTAATGGTATCTAATCATGGCTACGACACCAGCTTGGCAACGTAAAGAAGGTAAAAATCCTAGTGGCGGCTTAAATGCCAAAGGAAGAGCTTCTTATAACAAAGAGCATGGTGCACATTTAAAAGCTCCACAACCAGAAGGCGGATCACGGAAGAAATCTTTTTGTGCTCGCATGGAAGGCATGAAAAAAAGATTGACCAGTGCGGAAACTGCAAATGATCCTAATTCAAGAATCAACAAAAGTTTAAGGAAGTGGAAATGTTAAATGATGCAATCATGCCATTTTGGAATGCAGTATTAACTATACTTATTGCAATCGTTGGTTTTATAATGAAAGAAAAATTTCAGGAGTTAAATCGTTTAAGTATTTTATTAAACAAGACTCGTGAAGAAGTTGCTCGTGATACAGTAACACAAGCTGAATTAAGTAAGATTATGGACCACATCGATACGAGATTTAATCGTTTGGAAGATAAAATTAACGAATTAATACGAGGTAGTAATGCCAAGTCATAGTAAAAAACAGCATGATTTTATGGAGGCAATAGCCCATTCCAAGGCGTTTGCTGATAAGGTTCACATTCCACAAAGGGTGGGGCGTGATTTTGTAGAAGCCGATAAAGGCAAACATTTTAAAAAAGGTGGAATCAATATGGCAACGATGAAAAAACGTAGTGTGAACCCAGCGATGGCAATGATGGCAGCAAGAGCAATGGGAAATCCCCCAGCTCCAATGGCTCCTCCAGCACCTCCAATGGGTGCTCCAATGGCTGGTGGAATGAAACATGGTGGCTTATCTAAAGCTCATCATAAGCATTTAGCTCATCACCATTTAGCAATGGCTGAACATCATATGGCTCAACATGAAGGTCATCATAAAATGAAAAAGATGGCTCACGGTGGTGCAACTCATCACGAAAGTGAAAAGATGCATGAAATGAACCAGGCTAAAGAACTTAGACGTATTGCTAAAGAAGAAGAGCATGAAGCTAAAATGATGAAGCATGGTGGTAAAGCTCACATGAAAAAAATGGCTCACGGTGGTAAAGCTGAGTCAATGGGTCCTCGTACTATGAAAGAAGACGTTGAAAAAGGTTCTAATAAACATGATCGTTTTGGTGAGTCTAAAGTTGAAAAACATGGTCACACAGAAGATCGTCATCCTAAGATGAAAGGTAATACTATTGGAGATGGTCCATTAGTCAATACCAAAAAACATGGTGGTCATGTAAAGAAGATGGCTCATGGTGGATCTACATCACATCGTGCTGATGGTATCGCTATGCGTGGTCATACTAAGACTAAATATTGTTAAGGAGAAATTGATGAAACCACATTTAACCAAAGAACACATGGAGCCAGAATCAGGTCCAGATATGAAACGTCATGATGAGTTCATTTCTGAACATGAGACTGAATCTCATAAACATCACAAGCATCATTTTAAAAAGCATGCAGAACATCATCACCATCACATGGATCATGTTGAAAAAATGTGTTGGGGTGGTAAGGCTCACAAATGAGAGCCAGTCGTGGTATGGGAGCTATGAACCCATCCAAGATGCCAACTAAAAAGGTTATTCACAGAAAGGATAACCCTGATGCTGTTGCTATGTATGCAAAAGGTGGCGAGGTATGGGATAAGCCAAGACCGAAAAGTTTAGGTAAACCTAAAAAGTTAAGTTCAGCAAAAAAGGCATCGGCAAAAGCTATGGCTAAAGCTGCTGGTAGACCTTATCCTAATTTAGTCGATAACATGAGAGCTGCGAGGAAAAAATGAATTTATTTGAAAAAGCAATTGCATTTGTAAGAAGTGTTGGACATCGTTCTGAAGAACACAATTTAATTAATGATTTTGTTAATTATGTTGGCAAAGAAGTGTCTATTGTTGAAAACTTTTTAAAGTCAAAACAATTAGATGCGGATGATCAAGCTAGAGCTGTTGTGTCTAACTTTGTTGCAGAAATTGCACCAGTAGATCCAACACCAGTTTTAGTTGCTCCTCCTCCTGTTGTTCCAGAAGCTGCTCCAGAAGTTGCACTAGAGGCTACTCCAACCCCACCAGCTGCGAGTTAATCATGGCTGAAAAATGGATACAGAACGCAATACACAGAGCTGGTGCGTTGCGTAAATCTTTGGGTGTTAAAGAAGGACATACCATTCCAGAGAAAAAGCTCGAAGCTGCTGCTAAAAAACCTGGCAAGTTAGGACAACGTGCAAGGTTAGCAGAAACACTTAGAAAAATGCATAAATGACTACTACAGGCACCTCCGTATTTGATTTAAACATGAACGAACTCATTGAAGAGGCGTTCGAACGGTGCGGTGCTGAGTTAAGAAGTGGTTATGATTTTAGAACTGCAAGACGTTCTTTAAACATATTAACTGTTGAATGGGCAAATAGAGGTATTAATTTATGGACTGTAGAAGAGGGACAAATTCCCATGAATACAGGTCAGATTACTTATCCTTTGCCAATTGATACGATTGATTTATTAAGCCAAGTGATTCGTACTGGTACTTTGCAAAATCAAATTGATATTAATATTAGCCGTATATCGGAAGATACTTATTCAACATTGCCTAATAAACTGGCACAAGGTAGACCAATTCAAGTATGGATCAATCGCCAATCTGGGCAAGTTAATCCAACATCTTATACTTTGGTTGGAAATGGTTCTAATGGTAATGGTGGTATATCATCAACAGATACGACTATTCAGCTTACTCCATCTGATTTAACAGGATTAGCTGCAACTGGATATATCAAGATAGATAATGAAATTATTTATTATCCAAACGTATCTACAACTGCTGCACAGCTTATAAATTGTTATCGTGGACAAGCAGGTACAACTGCTTCTGCACATGCCTATAACGCCCCTATAAGCGTTACAAACCTACCTTGTATTAATGTCTGGCCTACACCAAATTCACCAGGCAGTCAGTATACATTTGTATATTGGAGATTGCGTAGAATGCAAGATGCTGGAACTGGAACGGCAACAAATGATATACCATTTCGATTTATATCTGCGATGGTTGCTGGACTGGCTTATTACTTATCTCAGAAAATTACTGGGGTAGATCCTGCTCGTATAGCGATGTTAAAAGCTGATTATATGGAACAATGGACATTAGCATCTGATGAAGACAGAGAAAAAGCTGCTATTCGTTTTGTTCCAAGAATGGGATTCTATGGTGGCGGAAATAGATAATGGCAGAATTGAAATTAACACCTCAAGAAAAAAATATTGTTCAATATCATAGGGATAATATTGCATTTAACAATGTTGGCACTGGTCCAGAGGGTGAGCCTGTAACTGTTTATAGTACTGGTGTGACAATGGATAGCGGTCCATATAAAGGCAAATCAGCCCTTGTTCCTGGCTACATCCAAGGAAAACAATATGAAGATGCTGATTTAATTAGAGATTATTTTAGAAGAGATATTAATAAAGGTAAGTATCCAATTTACGATACGCCTGAAGAGGGTGACAAAAGAGCCAAAGAAATACATTCAATTATGGATCAAGAAGTTGAGGCTGCTGAAAAAGCTGGTCGAGCATCAAAGTCTCAGCAATATAAAAAAGGTGGCATAGTTGAAGACAAATATCGTAGTAAAAAATTGGTCAAAGGATTTGATGGCCAGAAAACAAGTTTGGATAGAATATTTAACGGCACAGTTGTGCGTGGTCATGGAATTGAAACTAAAGGTAGGACTAAAGGTAGGATAGTTTAATGCCAAGTAAGTATTCATCAGGTAAGTATGCAATTGCCGAATGTGACCGATGTGGTCAACGATATTTGCTGAAAGAATTAAAAAAAGAAATTATTAAAACCAAGTTATTTAATATTAAAGTTTGTCCTGAGTGTTGGGATCCAGATCATCCACAGTTGAGTTTAGGTTTATATCCTGTAAATGATCCACAAGCTGTGCGTGAACCAAGACCTGATGTAAGTTATCAAGCAAGTGGAACAACTGGACTATTTACGAATCCATATGATCCAAATGTTAATAATGTTGATAATCTTGGTTATGTAAATGATGGTAGTAGACAAACGCAATGGGGTTGGAATCCAGTTGGAGGGGCTAGTTATTTTACAGATGCATTTGTTCCCAATGACTTGAATTTAGTGATTACAATAGGTAAAGTAACGATATTAACAACTTAGGAGTTAACATGGATAAGAAACAAGTGGTGAAGATTGCTGATAAAGAAGCTGCAAAAGAAGTTCATAAACATGAACATCATATGCACAAAGGTAAGCCAGTTACTAAAATGGCTAAAGGTGGAGTGACAGGCAAGGCGATGAAAGCAGTAGGTCGCAATTTAGCTCGTGCTCATAATCAAAAAGCAGGGAGCAAATAATGGCTACTCAAGTTAAACCAACTACTAAAAATAGTCCAAAGATTACGATTGGTAAAAATAAATTTGCTGAACCAGCAGAGGCATATGCCAATCCACATACCAATAAAGAAAAGCATATTACTGGTCAAGAAGTTATGGATCGTGGAACTTATGCTCGTGAAAAAGCTGCCAAAGATGTAAACATCAAAGATCCTATTAAGGGTGGAGTAAGTTACGGCATGGCAGTAGAAAAAAAAGATGGTATTGAAATGCGTGGAGCTGGTGCAGCAACTAAAGGAAAAATGAGTAGAGGGCCAATGGCGTGAACTACGAGCAGCTCTTTAACACGATACAAGCGTATTCTCAAAATACGGAGTCTACGTTTGTTGCTTACATTCCTACATTTATTCAGGAATGTGAAGAGCGTGTTTATAACTCAGTTCAGTTTCCATCATTACGGAAGAATGTAACAGGTAGTTTAACGGCAAGTAATCCTTATTTATCTTTACCAAACGATTATTTGGCTACATTTTCTCTGGCAATTATTAATCCAACAACAGGTAATTATTCTTATCTTTTGAATAAAGATGTGAATTATATTCGTGAGGCTTATCCCAATCCTAATTCAACTGGAACTCCATTTCATTATGCTTTATTTGGTAATCAATTTTCTAATCCTAATGAGTTGTCGTTGATTATTGGACCAACACCTGATATGTCTTATGGTGCTGAATTGCATTATTTTTATTATCCAGCATCAATTGTTCAAGGAATTATTTTAAGCATAGCATTAACAAGTGCTGGAGCTAACTACATACCAGGATTTTATCCTAATGTTCCTTTTCAATATTATTCTACAAGTGGTAATCAGTCTGGCGTAGGTGGATATGGTGATGTATTAGTAGGAACAAACGGATCAATTATTTCTGTTCAATTACAAAATGGCGGTAGTTTTTACAATGCTAGTGATGTATTAACAGTCAATACTACTTATTTAGGTGGTAGTTCTACTGCATCTGGATTTAGTTTTAATGTGGTAACAGTTAATAATTCTAATGGTCAAAGTTGGTTAGGTGATAACTTTGATCCAGTTCTTTTATATGGATCTATGCGAGAGGCTATGATCTTTATGAAAGGTGAACAAGATATGGTTAAATATTATGAAGACAAATATCAAGAAGCTCTTCAATTAGCCATTCGTCTTGGTAATGGTATGGAGCGTGGTGATGCGTACAGGGATGGAATGACTAAATTAAATACTAATTTAAAAGGCAATGTGGTTTTATGAGAACATGTAAAAAATGCCTAGAAAATAAAGAATTGGTGGATTTTAAAAAACACTCTAACGGATATCGCCATGTGTGTAAAAAATGCCAGTACATAATGGAAATAACAAATCCTGTTGCATACGCAAATAGAATTGCACGTATGAAACGATACAGGGATTCAGAACGTGGAAAAGAAAATGCAAAACATTATGATTCTTCACCTAAAGGTAAAGAAAATAGAAAAAATGCAATTAAAAAATATGAAAAAACACTTGCTGGATATTTAGTTAAACGTACTACAGTAGCAAAAAGAAGAGCTGCAAGAATACAACGTACACCAAAATGGTTAACTGAATTTGATAAATTAAAAATAAAATGCATTCATTCTGTTGCTACCATGTTAACTCGTGTAAATAATGAACCTTGGCATGTTGACCATATAATACCTTTACAGGGTGAGTTTGTTTCTGGTTTGCATGTTCCTGGCAATTTACAAGTAATGCGTGGTGTAGATAATTCAAGCAAAAGAAATTTATTTAAGGTCATTGTATGATAGTTCAAACATCATGCACAGTTTTTCAACAAAACCTTTTAAGTGGTTTAGAGAACTTTTCTGCATCTACTCCATATACTTATAAGATTGCTTTATATAATGCCAATGCTAATTTAGGGCAGTCTACAGCGGCATATACAACAGTCAATGAGGTAGTTGGAACTGGTTATACAGCTGGTGGAAATATTTTAGTTATTTCAACATTTCCAACACAGAATACACAATATAATGTAAGTTATGTATCGTTTAATAATGCAGTTTGGAACCCAGCATCCTTTACTACAAGAGGAGCATTAATTTATAATGCAACTACAGGAGCAGCGTGTTTTGTGTTGAATTTTGGATCAGATAAAACTTGCACAACTAGTTTTACAGTACAGTTTCCAACAGCTTCATACAATAGTGCAATATTAACGATTGGAACCAATACAGGCAGTCTTAACTATAGCAGTCCAGATTAGGAGAAATTATGACAAACGAATTAGCAAGCTGCGGTGATAACGCTGTAGCAACCTTACAAGCAAATGTAACTATTCCTGAAGGAATGGGTGTGGAAGGACATTACCACGTTGAGTGCCGTGATGCAAACGGTAACTTAAAGTGGACAGAAGAGTTTCCTAACTTAGTCGTAGCCGTAGGTAAACAGTTGATGTTGGATACTTTATTAAGAACATCAGGAACATATACGACAGTTGGACCGTTTCTTGGCTTGATTGGTAACAGTACAACATTTGCTGCTACCGATACGATGGCTTCACATACATGGACAGAGTTTGTTAATTACACAGTTGGTGGTTCAGCAGTTCGTGGAACAGCAGTATTTGGTGCGTCTACATCTACAGGCTCAACACCATCTAACGTGACAACATCTTCAGCAACAGCGATTACTTATACAATTACTGGTGGTGGCGGAACAGTTTATGGATGTTTCTTGGTAACAGGAACAGGAGCTGTTAGTACACAAAGTTCAACGGCTGGTACACTATATTCAGAAGGTAATTTTGCAGTTGCTAAAGCAGTTACGGCAGGTGATACTGTTTCTGTAAGTTACAGTACTACCGCAACTTCTTGATTTTAAACAGATTTTTAGGAGCGTCATATGGCGTTGACATTAAAAGACCGTGTTTTAGAAACAGCAGCAGCACCAGGTACAGGAGCGGTTACGCTATTAGGTGCGGTAACAGGCTATCAAACTTTTTCTGCTGCGATAGGTAATGGTAATACTTGTTACTACACAATTGCTGACCAGTCTGGTGCGAACTGGGAGGTGGGTCTGGGCACTTACGCTTCCGCAGGAAATACATTAACTCGTACAACGGTCTTATCGTCATCTAATGCTGGCTCTACTGTTAACTTTGCTTCAGGTACACAGAACGTATTTGTAACTTATCCTAGCGAGAAGGCGGTTTATTTAGACGCATCAGGAAACGTACAACCATCTTTAGGAACAGCAACATTTACTTCTATTACTGATTCAGCTTTAACAAGTGGTCGAGTAACCTATGCTGGCACAAGTGGATTATTACAAGATAGTGCTAATTTAACATTTAATGGCACAACCTTAACAACTACATTTGACGCATCTATTCATGGTCTTACTGTTGGATTAGGTGGTGGTAGTGTTAGTGGTAGTTCGGCTGTTGGTAGTGGAGCATTAGCATCAAATTCATCAGGACAATATAATTCTGCATTTGGTTTAAATGCTTTAACAACAAATACTACAGGTGGTTCTAATACTGCTATAGGTGTTGGTGCTTTACAATTAAGCACTACAGCTAATTACAATACGGCAATGGGTTATCAGGCTTTGTATAGCAATACTACTCAATCGTATAGTACAGCAGTAGGATGGAGTGCTGGTTTTGCAAATACAACAGGTCAAATAGCTGCTTTTGGTGCAGCGGCATTAAATCAAAATACAACAGGTTTATATAACACAGGTATTGGACAAAGTGCATTACAAAACAATACAACAGCATCGAGCAATACAGCGGTTGGGTATCAATCAGGTTACACAATTTCAACAAGTAATGGATTAGTAGCTTTAGGTTTTCAGTCTGCTTATTATCAAACTGCAGGAAATACTGCTATCGGTTATCAAGCTATTTATGGCTCGGCTGGTGCTGGTGGTTATAACAATACTGCTTTAGGCCAGCAATCATTGTATTCAAATACAAATGGTATAAGTAACGTGGCTTTGGGTATGCAATCTCTTTACTCTAATACTACATCCTCAAATAATACCGCAGCAGGTTACCAAGCTGGATATCAAAATACAGCCGCAAACAACACATTTATTGGTTGGTCAGCTGGTTATTACAATACATCAGGAACTGCAAACGTAGCTTTAGGTTCACAAGCGTATGCAAATGGTGGCTCATCTGCAACAGGTTCTTACAATATTGCAATAGGGTTAAGTTCTTTAGCAAGTAACCAATCAGGTTCTAATAACGTAGCTGTTGGATATCAATCACTTTATACTAATAATACAGCATCAGGCAACATAGCAGTAGGATACCAAGCTGGATATAGTACAACCTCAACAGGAAACAATACAATTGTTGGATATCAAGCCATGTACACCAACACCACAGGTGGTGGTCAAGCGTTTGGCTTCCGTGCTTTGTACAACCAAACAACTGGTACAAACAACAGTGCAGTTGGTTATCAAGCAATGTTTTCCACCACAACTGGATATCAAAACATCGCTATGGGTGATAATGCGTTGTATACCAATAGTACGGGTATCAACAACGTAGCACTTGGTATGTCGGCACTTTACTCAAACACTTCAGCCTCCAATAATACTGCAGTAGGATATCAAGCTGGATATTCGAATACGACAGGTTCTGGTAATGCTTTACTTGGTTATCAAGCAATGTATATTGGGGGTTATTCAAATCAAGTAGCTATTGGTAATCAAGCACTATATACAGGTGGTGGTGGACAAGATATTGCTATTGGTTATAAAGCTTTATATTCTGCTAATTCATCAGGTGGTTTAAATACAGCTATTGGTTATCAAGCTCTTACATCAATGACATCAGGTGCATACTCTGTGGCAGTTGGAAATTCTGCTTTATATAGCAACACAGCATCATATAACACAGCAGTAGGTTATCAATCTTTATATGCAAATACAACAGGAAGTAGTAATACTGCTTTAGGTTTAGGTTCATTAAATGCAAATACAACAGGTAGTTTAAACTCTGCTGTTGGACAAAATGCTTTATACAGCAACACAACTGCATCATATAACAATGCTGTTGGTTCAAGTGATAGCGTACTTGGTGCGGCTCTGCAATTTAATACAACAGGTGCGTATAACAATGCTTTTGGTAACGGTGCATTAGCTAAAAACACAACAGGCTCTTATAACGCATCTTTTGGTCATCAAGCACTAGCCAATAGCACAACAGCATCAAACAATGTTGCAATGGGTTACCAAGCGGCATATACAAACACAACTGGAGCACAATTAATTGCTGTAGGACTTGGTGCTTTATATAGCAACACAACAGGTATAAACAATGTGGCAATGGGAGCAAATGCTCTTTATTCAAATACAACTGCCGCACGAAACACCGCAGTAGGATACCAAGCCGCTTATTCAAATACTACAGGAAACGGAGTAACTTCTTTTGGCTCTACTACTTTATTTTCAAACACAACAGGTAATTCAAATACAGCTATTGGTAGTTGGGATGCCACTACAGGCATCATTGGTGCGATGTACTACAACACTACTGGGTCATATAATGTGGCAGTTGGTACAGGTGCTTTATCTTCAAACACCACAGCATCCAATAACACAGCAGTAGGTTATCAGGCAGGGTATTCAAACACAACCGCAGCTAATTGTGTTTTCATTGGAAGTCGTGCTGGCTATAGCTCAACTGCTCAAGGTAATACTTTTATTGGTGAAGAGTGTGGTTACAGCGTAACTACTGGAACTGGAAACACTTTTATTGGAAGTGGGCAATCAGGTTATTATCCAGCTGGTTATTACATAACTACAGGTTCTTCTAATACTATTCTTGGTAACTTCAACGGAAACCAAGGTGGTTTAGATATCCGTACAGCAAGTAACTATATCGTGTTAGCTGATGGCATTGGTCAACCTAGATTGTATAGTGATGGAAGTGGAAATATAAATGTTACGGCAAAGATTTATGGTCAAGCAAGTACAGGTGCTATTTTAACTTTAGGTGTTGGCACTACTTCTTATGTGACTATTGATGGTGGTGTAGCCGCTTTTTATCCATTTGCAGATAATACAACATCATTAGGATACTCAACTAGAAGATGGACTACAGTTTATGCAACAACAGCATTAATTAACACATCTGATGCAACTGAAAAACAACAAATCGCAGACTTAACAACTGCTGAATTAGCTACTGCAAAAGCAATAAAAAGTTTAATTAAATCATTTAAATTTAATGATGCTGTAAAAGAAAAAGGCGATGGTGCAAGAATCCATATTGGGGTTATTGCTCAAGATGTTCAAAAAGCATTTACTGATAATGGATTAGATGCAAATAAATATGGTATTTTTTGTTCTGATACTTGGTATGAAGTTAATGGAAGTGCTACAGATGAAAACGATGCACATTACACAGCATCATCACCAAATGCGGTAGAGGTAACTAAACTTGGTGTTAGATATGAAGAACTTTTAGCTTTTGTAATAGCATCACTTTAATAGGAGAATTAAATGACAACTTACACAACCACAATCAATCAGATGTTTACAGTACCTAACCCAACAGGTTATGTTGTAAATGTTATTTTTATAGTATCAGGTACAGATGGCACACATACAGCAGAAATTGGTGGAAACATTACTTTTACACCTGAGCAAAATGAACAGAATTACATACCTTACAATGAATTAACTCAAGCTGAAGTTTTGGGATGGATTAATGCTGCAACTGATAATCAAGCAAATTACTATGCAAACATTGATGGTCAAATTGCTTCTATGATTACACCACCTGTAAGTCCAAGTTCACAACCTTTACCTTGGTCAGCTTAATTTTAGGGTAAGCCATCAGCCCTTTTTGATGGCAATTTATAGGAGAATCACATGGGACAAGATAAAAAGACCCCCATTACGATTGATAATGTAGAGTATGTCTACGAAGATTTAACAAATGAGCAACAGATGCTATTTAACCATTGCATCGACTTAGACCGTAAAATAAGTTCCGCTCAGTTTAACCTTGATCAGTTAAACGTGGGTAAAAACGCTTTTATGGAAATGCTCAAAAAATCTTTAGAGACAAAACCTGAAGTAACAAACTAATATGTTTGGGATCACCCCTTTTGCTAAGGTTTCATTTGCTGCAATTGGGGTGGCATTTGTTGTAGCAACAACAGAAGATGTTGGAGTTGCCGATTCTCAAGTCTTTAACGCACAATATGTAGCAAGCGTTACAGAAACAATAACTCAGATATTTGATGTACAAAGTGAGCAGGATAACTTCTTTGAAGGCATAGTAGAAACCCTAACATCTAATGACTCAAGCACACAGACTTCCGCATTTCTAGAATCACAAACCGAAAACATTACAAGTGCTGAGACGGAAACAATTACCGCTCAGTTTTCCGTAAGTGATACAGAAAACATAAACCTAGCAGATACGCCAAGTATCAATGCTCAGTTTAGCGTAAGCGATACAGAAAACTCAGGTTTAGCCGATTCTAATACACAGTCATCCGCATTCTTAGAATCACAGACAGAAAACATTACTCTTGCAGATACAGAAGCGGCAAGTATTCAGTTCCAATTTAATGTTACTGAACCAATTACTAGTGCAGAGTCAGAGTCTATATCCGCCCAGTTTAGTGCGACTATTGTAGAAGCATGGGGGCAAACACCCTACACCATAACGCAACAGCCAAGTATTTCTGCGTTTGCTATAGCAGGTAGTCCGTTTGCAGGTAATTTTAATAGTATTGGATTCTTGGAAAACCCATCTTATGTGGTACAGGCTAACCTATTAGATTCAATTACTGAAAACGCCACAATAACTGAAACTGAAACAATAACAGCTCAGTTTCCACTAAGCATAGCCGAAAACACAACGGTACTAGATACGCCAACAATCACCGCTCAATTCTTAGAAAGTTTAAATGAAAACTTTGGTATTGCTGACTTTAGTACACAGACATCATCTTTTATAGAAAGCTTAACTGAAGCAACAACAATCGCTGAAGTTGAAACAATTATTGCTGGGTTTGTGGAGAGTATAGTTGAGCCGACTACATTAAATAATTCACAAAGTATAACCGCCCAGTTTGTAGAAATAATTGCTGAAGCGATAACAGTAGTCGATTCTAGTACCCAGCAGTCTAATTTCCTTGATAGTATTGTTGAAGCCTTTACTATTTTAGACTCGCAAATTACATCAGGTTGGATTAGAATTGATGATAGTGAAACAGCTAATTGGGGTTTTAGGAATCAAATAATTAATGAGATTGGCGGATTTGCAACAAGTACATTTGCTGGTACGCCATTTGCAGGGGATTTAAATTTTTCAAAAGTTGTACCAAATCCAATTATTGATGTCAACATTCCAAATTGGGCTACGATTAACAATACAGAAAATGCAAGTTGGAATTATAGAAATCAAATAATTAATGAAATAGGTGGGTTTGCTACTTGTACTTTTGGAGGTGCACCGTTTGCAGGATATTTGAGTTTTTCAGGTATTGTGCCTAATCCAATACTAGATCAAAATACACCAAGCTGGGCAGGAATAAGTAATAATCAAACAACAAACTGGGTATTAATTAACAATACACAATAAGGAAACATTATGGCAGAATCGTATTCAACCTCATTAAAACTCACCATCATTGGAGCTGGTGATTTAGCTGGCACATGGGGTAATGTAACCAATGCAAATCTTGGTACTTTGCTTGAGCAAGCCATTACTGGTGTACAGGCTATTAATATTTCAGGATTAACCACTTATACATTAACAAATATTAACGGTGCATTAGATGACGCTAGAAATGCAGTTCTTGTATTTCAAGGAGGAACTTCAGCTTGTACAATTACTTGCCCAGGTGGTTCAGCCAATAAAGTGTATGCAATAGTAAATCAAGGATCTTATCCAATTACTATGTCTGCATCTGGCGGATCTACAACATTGGTAATTCCAGGAGGAATGACAGCTCAAGTTTATTTAGATGGAACTAATCAAAGCGGTAGTGGAGTTGGCGTATATTCTCTTTTAAATGGCGTTCCTGGAGATTTTAAAGTAGTTGGTACATTAACAGCTGCTGGTGAAACAGATACAGGAAATATGTCAGTAGGTGGAACTTTAAGTGTTACAGGAACCACAACATTAAATGGAACATCAACAGCACCTACGCCATCCCCAGGAGACAATTCTACAAAAATAGCAACGACTGCTTTTGTTAATAACATAACAGGTTCTTTAGGAACCATGTCTCAGCAAAACGCCAATAGTGTAGCGATTACAGGCGGAAATATTAACGGCACAACTATCGGTGGGTCTACAGCTGCGGCAGGAACATTTACAACACTTGGTGGCACAACGATAACGGCATCAAGTCAATTTTCAGGACCAGGAACTGGACTTACAGGAACAGCGGCAAGTCTTTCCATTGGTGGAAATGCTGCAACAGCAACATCTGCAACATCTGCAACTAACGCTACAAACGCCACTAATGCAACTAATGTAGTATCAGGTGGAACAATAGCAAGCAATGTAACAGCAACTACGCAGTCATCAACTGATAATTCAACCAAAATAGCAACAACAGCTTTTGTTCAAGCTGCTATGCAAATACTATATCCTGTAGGTTCTATATATACATCTACAGTTAGTACAAACCCTAATACCTTGTTTGGTTTTGGAACATGGGTAGCATTTGGTGCTGGTAGAGTAATGATTGGACAAGATGGTAGTTCATTTATTGCTGGTGCTACAGGTGGTAGTGCTGATGCTATTATTGTTTCACACACCCATACATTTTCTGGAACTACAAATACAGGAAATGCAAATATATCACAAAATGCAGGTGTATATGGCAATAACGGAACTGTTTCTGGACCATTTAGTTCGTATGCAGGATATGGTAGTATTGCTCCTGCACAGGCAACAATTTCAGATAGCGGTCATACACATACTTTTAGTGGAACAACTGCATCACAAGGGTCTAGTGGAACAAATGCAAACTTACAGCCATATATTGTAGTTTATATGTGGAACAGGACAGCGTAAAAATAGTGAATGCCAGACATAAACCCTATTGCCGAAGGAGCAAAGTCTTTAGCTGAGAGCCTTGAACAAAGTAGAGAGGCTGGAAAGAAGCTCACTAAAAGCATTGAAAATATTCAACGTGATGGAACAGAGGTCGCTTTACAGGAATTAGAAGCACGAAAGAAACATAAGATTTACGAAGAAGCAATGGAAAATTCGATGATATATCGAGCTATCCAAGAGTATCAAAATCAGAGTGCAATTATTGAGGCGGAGAATCAAGCCGAACGAGAATTCAAAGCCAAGTATGGTGTTAAAGAATGGTCAAAAGTATTAGAATTAAAACAAGTAGTAGAAAAAGAGCATCAAGAAAGTAAGAAGTATTACGGTCATAAATTAGAAGATGTAAGACGTGTGCAGTTTTATTGTTGGTTTGCTGCTTTTATAATTACTTGTTTGTTGTTTTATTTTAATCTTGTATGAGCTGGGTTAAGTATTGGTTTGCGGTATTTTTAGTTGAATTAGCTATTTGGTCTTATGTTATTTATTTACATTTTGAGATTAAAGAACTAGA